GGAGGATTTGAGGCCATTAAGCAGGCATGTAGAAATCGTATGCAACACTCATTGAATGGAAATATCGCACCTTTGCCTTGTCGAATCTTATATGTTGAAGAACATACTGCGCATCTTATTGGAAATCCTGAATTATATCACTCACAGGAAGTAGCTTATTACATTGACTCCATAGAATCTTGGCAAATTGAGTTAGGTTATTTAATTTCACGACATAACGGTTTTCAGGCGTATGTTTATATTGTTCCACGTTGGTGTTTTTATCATGTAACAGAATTAGAATTACAAGAATGGTTTAATGCGAGTGTTGTCAATAATAATATAGACACGTTTGAATCGCGAATTACAGAAATTATTAATGTTAGGGAACAGCGTGCCGCAGAACAACGTCGTCATAATCAAGAAATGCATGCTTTAAATGGAAACATAGACTGTAAGGAAAACACGAAAAGAAACTCAAAAACTGTTAGAAGTTGTGAAAATACACGCATGGTTCGTCTAACCAATGCTGATACAGAAATTTCGCGTAAAATTAAGTTTGCTCATGAAAAATTCATCACGAAGAAGAGACAGGAAGCAGCCCATAAGGCGGTGATGAAACAATTGTACCCAACAAAACATTTTAATGCGTCATATTTCAATAATGATTACGTCGATTTCGAATTAGGGGGTTTTGGAATAGAAGAAGAAGGTGTTTTTAAGTATCTCAAAGATATAATAGATTCATTGCCGGAAGAGGTTTCAACTATCTGCGATTGGGCAGAATTTTTGTCTGCTGCCCATGTAATTTTGTGTGTTCCAGCGCCTTCTGCGAAAATCTTAGCAATGCGTTCAATTTACCGCATTTTTGGAATTAGAGGATTGACTGTTTCAGCGTTTATCAAATTAGCATATCAAATGTATCAGGTTTTTTGCAATCGAGAAGTAGCTGTCAAAGAATCTGATATGAAATCATCAATTAGCGTACTAGTAACTTTAATTTTAAGTCTCATTTTTCAACGTAAACCAGGAAAGAATCAAGTTGACTCCTGTTTAGAATCACTACGTGTTATTCCACAAACGTCTCGTGGATTAGATTGTCTCGTCGATGCTGTCAAAGGATGTGTCAAATGGGTGAAGAATAAGGAAGAACCATTTGACTTGAATAAGGAAATTGACTACATCGAGAAACGTGTAATTTATTACACGACGGCGGAAGGGAATCATGCAATGGATACAAATCC